CTGTTGAAAGAAGTTTTGGCATGGAAGTGCTAGGACATTCTGAAGGTGATATAAACATGGAGTTTATAGCATCTGGGCGAGCACCACTGCTCCTTGATCACGATATGACCAAGCAAATAGGTGTAATTGAAGAATTCAAGCTTGATGAGACAGCAAAAAGGACAACTGCTGTTGTACGCTTTGGAAAAAGTGAACTAGCTCGTGAAGTATATGAAGATGTCAAAGATGGTATTCGCATGAATATCTCTGTAGGCTACAGAATAGATAAACTGGAGCGTATTCAACGTGATGGCGAGGATTATTACAAAGCAAATTGGACACCGATGGAAGTTTCTTCTGTTAGTGTTCCTGCTGATCAATCCAGACTTGTAGGCGTTGGGCGTTCTAAAAATAAACAAACTAAAACTCAAATAGAGGTAATTAAAATGACTGAAGAAGTTAAAAATGAGATTAACCTTGATGAAGTTAGAGCTCAAAGTGCCGAAGAAGCAAAAGCTGAATTCAAAAGAAATTCAAAAGAGATCATTGATCTTGCTGTAAAGCACAATAAAAGAGACCTAGCTGACAAGGCTATTCAAGAAGGTGTATCTGTTGAAGAGTTCAGAGGAATATTATTGGAAAACATTTCTAATAACACTCCACTTGAAACTCCTTCTGAAATTGGAATGACACCAAAAGAAGTTAGAAGATTTAGTTTAGTACGAGCTATCAACGCTCTTGCTAATCCTTCTGACAGAAATGCACAGCGAGCTGCTGAATTCGAATTCGAATGTTCAGAGCAAGCTGCTAGAGAACATGGCAAAGTAGCACAAGGAATTATGCTTCCTGCTGACGTTCTTCGTAACTGGACTAGAGACCTGAACACAAGTGATGACTCTACTCTTATCGCTGAAGATTACAAAGGCGGAGATTTCATAGACGTTCTAAGAAACTCATCTTCTGTAATGCAAGCTGGTGCAACCATGCTTCGTGGATTACAAGGTAACGTAGTTATTCCTAAGAAAACTGCTGCTGCTTCTGCTGGCTGGATTGCTACTGAAGGTGGAGACTCTGCTGAGTCTGAATTCACTTCAGGATCAGTAACCATGTCTCCTAAAGTTATCGGTGCTCACACTGATGCTTCAAGATTAATGCTTCAACAATCTTCATTAGATATTGAAAACTTAATCAGAGATGACCTTACACAATCTATTGCTCTTGCAATTGATTTAGGTGCTTTGGCTGGTTCAGGATCAAGTGGTCAACCAACTGGTATTGCTAATACTTCTGGTATCAACACAACAACTTTTGCTGCTGCTAGCCCAACTTTTGCTGAGGTTATAGCTATGGAAAGTGCTGTTGCTGCTGATAATGCATTGTCTGGTTCATTGTCTTACATTTGTAAGCCAGCAGACTATGGAACATTGAAAACAACTAGCAAGGACTCAGGTTCTGGTCAGTTCGTTGTTGAGCCTGATGGAAGAATGAACGGCTACAATGTTATTAGAAGTAATCAAGTAACTTCAGGTGATTTCTACTTTGGAAACTTTGCTGACTTGTTAATTGGAATGTATGGTGGATTAGACATTACTGTTGATCCTTATGCACTTTCAAAAGCAGGTGGCGTGAGAATTATTGCTCTACAAACTGTAGACGTAGCAGTTCGTCATGCTGTTAGTTTCTGTAAGTCATCTGACTAATTAGCTGATGCTTAAATGGAATGGTGGGGGAAACCCCACCACCTTAATTATGAAAAAATATAAAATTTTACAAGACACAGTTGCTAATGGATCAAAGGTTCATGCTGGCGATGTAGTAGAGCTTGATGAGGTCATAGGTCATTCATTATGTGGCTATGGCAAAGCAGAAATTCATGTTGAAAAACCAAAAGCTAAACAAGCTGATAGAAGCGTTGGTTTGGAGACATCAGAGGTTAAAGCTCCAAAGAAAAGAGCTAAAAAATAAATCATGCCCATCGAGAGTGCAGCAGATTTTAACTCCTATGTAGACATCAACACAGGTCATGGAGTTACTGCTACATTCTTCGAGGTGCAACAATCATTATGGGATCAAAGAAATGGTCTCATAGATACTTGGTTCGATATCGATTCTGGAAATACAACCAATATCAATATCATCATAGATCAAGAATATTTCAACATAGAGGGTGGCACAGTTCCTGTTGCTGGTTATCAACCCAGAGCAATTATTAAAGCAACCGATGCTCCTTATATATCACAAGAAGATAGATTAATTGTTAATGCAATTACAACCAATCGTGGCAGCGTTCTAAAACCTGAAACTGCTTTTGTTGTTAGAACAGTCGAACCTGATAATACAGGTTTAGTATCAGTGGTATTAGAGGAAGAATAATGTCTCAATATCGCATGGAAACAGAAGAAGATATGATTGCATATTTAGATATAGACTATGGTCATGGCGTATCTGCTGTTTATTCAAACAATGGCACTGATTCAACAATAAGAATAATTCTTAATAATGAATATGTTGAGCAAGAAGAAGGAATAGGCGTGGAAGCACTAAAACCAATCGCCTATTGCAGAACCATAGATGTTCCAAATATATCATTTGGAAATACACTAGCTGTTGCAGCCATTAAAGATGTTGATGGCAACACATTAAAAGCAGCACAAAATTATACAGTTGTTAATATACAAGCAGATAGAACTGGTTTCTCTGCTTTGATGCTTGAGGAAATATAATGGCAAACCATATTAGACAACAAATCAGAGAGAAGTTTGGAACAACCCTAACAGGATTAACAACCACTGGCTCTAATGTTTATGAGTCCAGAGTTTACCCATTAGAAAACGCTTCTTTGCCAGCATTAATCATTTACACAAAATCAGAAACATCTGAGCCTATAGTTATAGGAACACAAAGACTTATGAGCAGAGAGCTATCAGTTGTAGTAGAAGGTTATGCCAAAGCCACTAGCAACTTTGATGATACTATTGATACAATAAGCAAAGAAGTTGAAGCAGCAATAGCTGCTGACAGAACTCTTGATGGATTGGCTAAAGATACTTATTTAGAATCCACAGAGATAGAGTTTAACAGCGAGGGAGAAAAGCCATTAGGCTATGTCTCTCTTACATTTTTAACAAACTACTATGTCAAGGAAAACGCTCCTGACGTAGCAGTTTAAAGGAGATAATTATGAAAATGATTAGTCCAGACGGAAAAGTTTCTATAGATGCTCACCCTTCTAAGGTTGAGTCATTATTGAATAAGGGTTGGAAAGAAGAAGCAGCCCCATCGAAAGATAAACCTAAATCTTCTTCTAAAGAAAAGTCGAAAGACGAGGTAGAAAATGGCAACACATAAAGGAAGCGAGGGAACTGTAAAAGTTGGCTCAAATGCTGTAGCTGAAATAAGGTCTTACTCAATCGAAGAATCTGCTGATACTTTAGAAGATACTTCAATGGGTGATTCTGCTAGAACTTACAAACCATCATTAACAAACTTCTCTGGAAGTTTAGATGTGTTTTGGGATGAAACCGATACATCAGGTCAAGGTGCTTTAAGCATTGGATCAGAAGTAACTTTGAATGTTTATCCTGAAGGTGATGCTTCTGGCGATACTTATTACAGTGGTTCAGCTATTGTAACTGGTGTTTCAAGAACTGGTTCATTTGATGGATTGGTTGAAGCAAGCATTTCAGTTCAAGGCAATGGTGCTCTAACAGAAAGCACTGTATAAAAATGAAAGCAATTGAAAATGCTGTAAAACATTTTGCAGAGCAAGATGTAAAAGTAATTGAAGTGCCTGAGTGGGGCGATGAAGAGAACCCTTTAAAAATATATAGTAAGCCATTGACGTTAGCTGAAACTTCTAAGCTCTATAAAATGAGTAAAGAAGATGATCTAACGATGATGGCTTATGTTCTTATTTACAAAGCACTAGACGAAAATGGTGATAAGTTGTTTGATCTAAGTGATAAAAATAGCTTGTTAAACAAAGTTGATAGAGAAGTATTAGTCAATGTAGCTCAACAGATCATGGGGCAAGAGCCTATTGAGGAAGTTAAAAAAAACTAATAGAGGATACTAATTTATATGTGCAATATGCACTGGCTGAAAAACTTGGAAAAACCTTAGAAGAAATCCAAGAAATTAGTATCCACGAATTTCAAGGGTGGATAGCTTACCTAGAAATAGCTCAAGAGAAACAAAGTAATGGCAAATAAAAAAGTACAATTTACATTAACAGCAATCGACAAGACTAAGGCAGCTTTTGATAGGGTTGGCAAAGGTCTTAAGATGGTTGGTGGTGGTGCTAAAATGGCAAGCATGGGAGTGGCTAAGGTTGGTCTAGCTGCTACTGGTGCTGCTGCTGCATTGGCTGCATTGGTTAAAGTAAATACTGACTTTATGGATAAGCTTGGTAAAACAGCATCTAAGCTAGGCATAGAGGTTGAGTTTTTGCAAAACATGAGATTTGCAGCAGAACAAACTGGCGTTAAGGTTGAAGCCTTAGACATGGGTCTACAAAGATTTATAAGAAGGGCTGCTGAAGCTGCTAGTGGAACAGGCGAAGCCAAAAGAGCGTTTGAGCAGCTTGGTATTGAGTTAAAAGATTCAAATGGCAATCTTAGGGGTGTTGAAAGCATATTGAATGATGTGGCTGATGGAATAATGAACACCAGTGATTCAGCAGAACAAGTTAGATTAGCATTTAAGTTTTTTGACTCTGAAGGTGTTTCTTTAGTTAATACTCTAAAGAATGGCTCGAAAGGACTACAAGACTTCAAAACTGAAGCTGAAAACTTAGGTTTAATTATTAGCAAAGAAAGCATAGCTAAAGCAGAAATGTTTGCTGATTCTTTGAACATTCTTAAAAAACAATTTACTGCCATCACAGCAAACCTAACTGCTGCCTTTATTCCAATTCTGCAAGATGCATCTAAGGTCTTGTCTGATATGATGAAAGAGCTAAAAGGTAATGACGATGATTTTGAGAATTTTGGTAAGGCAATGGCTTTGCACGTTGTTGAAGCAACAAAAAATGCAACTTTGGCAATATATCAATTTTTTCTTACTGTTAGGCTAGAATTTGAAAAGTTAAAAGCTGTATTTGGTCAGGGCA